CATGATCGCCTCCGGCCCCGCCTCGCCCATCAGCCCCTGCCCGCCCCGCATCGGAAAGCTGACCGGCGAGGTCACCACCCCGCCCTTCGCAAAGGGCATCACCCGCCCCTGCGAAAACGCGGCGCCCTTCGCAAACGGCGCCAGCCCGCCCGTCAGCCCTGCCAGTCCGCCCGCGAACAGACCGCCCAGCGCGTTCTGCACCGGCCGCATCGCGGCGTTGAACACGCTCGTGGCCAGCGACTGCCCGATCCCCTTCAGCACGTCCGAGGCCTTCTTGCCGTCGAAGATCAGGCCCTCGAAGGCCTTCCGCAGACCCGACCCCAGCCCGTTCGACAGCGCATTCACCTCCCGGCCGGTGAAGGCGAGATTGTCGCGCATCTTCGCCAACTCGCCGTCGAATGCCGCCACCATCCCGCCGGTGCCGCCGAGCGTCGCCTCCAGCTGCGCGACCTGCGCGTCCAGCCCCTCATGTTCCGCCATTCACTTGCCCCTTTCCGTCGGGAAACCGCCGCGCCAGGTCATCGAGCGCGTCGCGGGTCAAGGGCAGCGGCCCCTGATCCGCCCCGAGCCTGATCCGCAGTTCCATCGGCGTCAGCTTCCAGAACGCCTCGGGTGCCAGGCCCAGGCCCTGCATTCCCGCCCGCATCAGGCCCGGCCAGTCGATCCCGCTCATCGCGGCTCCGGCATCGCGAAGGCGCGCCCCAAGAGTTCCGCCGCGATCCGGATCGCACCGACCGGCCCGCCGCCGATCTCGGCGGTCCGCAGGTCCTCCGCACCCCCCGCCCAGCCGCCGCCGCGCAAGCCCGCCACCACCAGCAACAGCACGTCGCGCGAGGAAAAGCGGCCCTGCTCGAACCGCTCCACCAGGTCGATCAGCGTGCCGCTGTCCAGCGCCGCCTCGAGTTCGGCCAGCGCCCCCAGCGTCAGCTTCGCGCGTCGCGCCTCGCCGTCCAGCACAATGTCCACCTCGCCCGCCCAGGGGTTTGCCATCACAGCGCCGTGAAGGTCAGTTCGCCGGCCGAGGCGAGCGACAGCTCGTAGGTGGCCTCGCCGTTGTGATTGCCGGCATATTCGATCGCGGTGATCTGGAACGGGCCCGCGATCACGCCGAAGCTCGGCACCACCACCTGAAACCGCGGCACCTCGGCGGCAAAGAAGATCTGCCGCGCACGGGCATCGGTGCTCGCGTCCTTGAAGACGCCCGAGCCCGAGATCGACGCCGACTTCACGCCGGCCCCGACCAGAAGCTCGCGCCAGCCGCCCGGGCTTTCGATGGTGGTGGTGTCCACCGTCTCGGCGTTGAAGCTGATCCGCGTCGCGCGCAGACCCGCGATCGTCTCGAACTGACCGCCGCCCGTCACGTCGAGCTTGATCAGCAGATCCTTGCCGTTCTGTACAGCCATGTTCGCATCTCCATCCAGCATCACGGCGGGCCGCGCCGGCCCGGCCCCTGTTCAGTCCTCGACCCGCGCCCGGAAGGTCAGGTCGATCCGCCGCGCCCGGCCCTCGGCCAGCCGCCGGGCGACGGCGCGCACGAAGCTGAGCCCGACCAGCCGGCCGCGAGACAGCGTCAGGGGCGCATCCACCAGCGCGTCCGAGACCGCCACGGCGACCGCCTTGGCGGCCTGGAACCCCGCGGCATCGCTGACCACGCTGACCGTGAAGCGGTGCTCCGCGCCCCGCCCGGTCTTGTCCGACTGGTCGAACACCTCTTCCGGCCCGATCAGCACGAATGTGCCGGTTCCCTGTCCCTTGGGCAGCGCGTCGGCCACCGGCACGCCGGCCAGCGCGGGCGATCCCGTCAGCCGCTGGAACAGCGCGGTCTGGAGGGCAAGCGCCGTGCCATAGCTCATGTCACCACCTCCTCGCGCGCGACGCAGGTCAGGTAGCGCCCGTCCGGGTCGCGCTCCGTGACCGCGACGATCCGGTAGGCGCGCGTCCCGTCGCGGAACCGCTGCCCCGCCACCGGCCGCGACGGCGCCGCGACGGGCGCAGCGCGCACCGTGATCCGCAGCGGCACGGCCGACAGCACGATCTCCTCGCCGGCCAGGTCCCGCCCGGTGCCGGGCACGATCTCGGCCCAAAGCCGCCCCAGCACCACCCAGCTTTCGGCGAAGCCGCCAAGGCCGTCGGGCACCTGCTGCAGCGTTTCCAGCACCAGCGGCCGGTTCAGCCGGACCGCGCTCATGCGCCGCCTCCGCCGAGGATGCGCACCGTCCGCCACCGCTCGATCAGCGCGAGAATCCCGAACGGCATCGCCGCCTCGCGCAGCCCGAATTCGTGGCGGTGCTCGTGATACTCCGAGGCCAGCAGCAGCACTGCCTGCTGCAGGTCGGCCGGCAGGCTGCCCCACTCCGGCCCGAAGCCCGCATCGAACACAATCTCCGCGCGGCCATCGGTCGGGATCGTCGGCAGCGCGGTGCCGCGGGCCGAAACCACCGGTCGGTGTAGGTCCTTCAGAAGCTGATAGCGGCCAGGGTCGACCAGCGTTGCCACGCCGGCCGAATCCACCACCGCCAGCGACACCACCGCCGACACCGGCGCCACCGGCAAGGTCTGCCGGTCGCTCCAGCGCCAGGCCTCCAGGGTCCAGCGGAAGCGCCGCGACAGCAGGATCTTGCCGATCCGCCCCTCGATCGCGGCCATCGCCGCCCTCAGGTAGCCCAGGATCAGCGCATCCTGCAGCCCGTCATCGCTGAAGCCGCTGCCCAGCCGCAGATGATCCTTCATCAGCTGCAACGGCAGTGCGGCCTGCGGCACCACGGTCTCTTCGCTCAACATCATCGCCAGTCTCCGAATTCCCCGGGGCCGCCGTCTGGGCGCGCGCCCCGCACCGCTCGGACGGAGGGGAGCAGCTAGACGGCGCGGACAACCCGGCACGCGCCCATGTCCCGGGTCCTTGCGGACCCGGGCGTTCACGCCGACGATCAGGTCAGCGCAAACCGCAACAGCTTGATCGCCGCGAAGTCGCTGACATCGCCGCCGACGCGCTTGGTCGCGTAGAACAGCACATGCGGCTTGGCCGAGAACGGGTCACGCAGCACGCGGATGTCGGGACGCTCCGCGATCGTGTAGCCCGAGCGGAAATCGCCGAACGCAATCGCGAAGGCGTTGGCGGCGATGTCGGGCATGTCCTCGACGATCAGCACCGGATAGCCCATCAGCCGCGCCGGCTCGCCGAGCGCCAGCCCGTCCGACCACATGAACCGGCCGTCCGCGTCCTTCATCTTGCGCACCGCGCCCGCGGTCTTCGAGTTCATCACGAAGGTCGCGTTTGCCCGATAGTCCGCCGCCAGCGCATAGACGAGGTTGACGATGCAGTCCGCCGCATTGGCCGCGGGGAAGTCGGCCGCCGCACCCGAGGGCACATAGCCGATGCTGCCCCAGGCCCAGCTCGCATTCGCGACCTTCGGCGGCAGCAGGAAGCCCTTCGGCTTGTCCACCCCGTCGCCGTTGACGAAGGCCGCCGATTCCGCCCGGATGAAGCGGGTCGCGATCTTGCCCGCGAGCCAGCCTTCCACGTCGAAGGCGCTGTCGTCCAAGAGCCGCTGGCTTGCCTTCGGCATCGCCGACAGCTCGTGCAGCCGGATCGAGATGCGCTCGATCAGCGGCGTCGCGGTCTCGGCCTGAGACCCGGTCTCGGTCGCCCAGCCCGACCCGACCTCGCTGCGGTCGATCAGCACGTCGAACGACGACGCCTCGACGTTGACGACGTTGGCAATGGCCCGGATCGACGAAGTCGACACCAGCATCGAACGGATCGTGTCCGCCGTTTGCGGGTCGATCAGGTAGCCGCCGTCCGCGGCCACGGCGCTCGACAGCGCCTTCCCCTCCAGCGGCAGGCTGCGCAAGCCGTCATCGTCGCCCGACCGCAGATAGGCGTTGAACGCCTTCATGTGCGGCGCGTCGAGTTCCGCCGCCGCCGAAAGCGGCGGGCGGCCGTGGCTCATGGTTTTCCGATCCAGCATCTTCAGTCGCTCTTCCTGTTGTTGCAGCGCAGTCTTCACATCTCCCTGAAAGCCTTTCAGCTCGCTCAGGAAACCGGCCATTGCGGCAGTCATCTCCGCAGCCGGATGCGGGGCGCGGGATGCCTCGATCCCCGCCCGAGCCCTCGTCTCGGTCATGCTTTGGTCCTTGTGCTCAGTAACGGCCGATCAGCGCCCGGCCAGCGCGTCGCGCGCATCCTCGAAGAGCTGCGCCAGCTCGCGCCAAGTCCGGTCGTCGGGCGTCTCGCCCTTGGCCGCAACCCGCGCCTCGGGAAGCATCGGAAAAGTCACCAGCGAGACCTCCCAAAGCTCCAGCTCGGACAAGAGGCGCTGCCCCTTCCCGTCGCGTTCCGCCCGCCGCGTGCGGTAGCCGATCGACAGCCCGTCGATCGCCCCCGCCGCCAAGAGCGCCGCCGCCTCGCGGCCGCGCTCCACTTCCGCCAGGATCCGGCCCTTCACCCACAGGCCGGTTGCATCCTCGCGCACCTCGTCCCAGACGCCGATCGGCTGCGCCGGGTCGTGCTGCCACAGCATCTTGACGCGCCGCCCCGCCGCGTCGAGCGCCGCCAGCGAGGCCGCATAGGCCCCCGGCTGCACCGTGTCGCCGCCCTGGTCGCGCTTGCCGAACAGGCTCGCGTAGCCCGACACCACCACCCTGTCGGTGACGGTGAGGCCCGCGTCGGGCCGATGGAACTTGCGCTCCGGCGCGCCGAAACCCGTCATATCCATGCAACCCTCCTATTTCATCGCCGCCGACAGCAGCGCCTCGGCCATCTGTGTCAGCAGAAACACCGCGACCCCGGTCACCCCCAGCCAGATCCGCCGCTCCAGCCGCTCCAGCGCCTGGTCGATCAGCTCCAGCCGATAGTCGAGCGCCGCCCATCGCTCCTCGGCGACCCGCTCGTTGGCCTCGATCCGCGCGGCGGCGGCGTCGAAACTGTCGAACAGGAAGCGCGAGCCGCCGGCGGGGGCCCGCCCGGTCATGCCTCCTCCGCCAGGGGCGGCAGGCCGAGCAGCACGCGCTTCTCCACCTGCGTCAGGAACTCGGCCGCGCCCACCCGGGTCCATTGCTGGTCCCGCTCCACGGCCAGCGCCGGCACCTGATCCAGAGCGGGCCGCAGCTCCACCGGCTCGCCGCTGAACCCCGACAGCCAGTGCGACATCGCCGCCGTCACCTTCGCCGCCAGCGGCAGCACGGTCAGGCGGAAGAAGGCGCGGTTCGCCTCCTGGTAATTGGCATAGGTGGCATCGCCCGGGATGCCCATCAGCATCGGCGGCACGCCGAAGGCGATCGCGATCTCGCGCGCGGCCGCTTCCTTGGTCTGCTGGAACTCCATGTCGCTCGGGCTGAACCCCATCGGCTTCCAGTCGAGCCCGCCTTCCAGCAGCATCGGCCGCCCGGCATTCCGGGCCCCCTGATGATGCGTCTCCATCTCGCTCACCAGCCGCTCGTACTGGTCGGTGGTCAGCGCCCCCTGCCCGTCCGCCCCACGATAGACGATCGCCCCCGACGGCCGCGCCGCGTTGTCCAGGAGCGCCTTCGACCAGGCCGAGGCCGAATTGTGCACGTCGATCGCCACCGCCGCCGCCTGCAAGGGCGAAAAGCCGTAGTGGTCGTCTTGCGGGTGGAAGCTCCGGATATGGCAGATCGGCTGGGTCTCGCCGGTCATGTCGAAGCGGTGCCGCCGCCCGCCGACCGAGTAGTCATAGGCCACCGGCCAGCCGTCCGGCCCCGGCACAAGCGCCATCCGGTCGGACCGCAGCACGTGCAGTTCGCCCGGCATCCGGCCGGCGCCCGGCACCGCCTCCAGATAGGCGTTGCCCGACAGCAGGAGGAACCCGTAGACCGCCTCTAGGAACTCGGCCCGTCCCTGCACGTGGTTCGGCCGCCGGATCAGGTCCAGGAGCGGATGCAGCTCATAGCGCCGCCCGGCATCCTGCAGCACCAGCGGCAGCGCCGCCGCCGATTCCGCGATCAGCTTGACCGCGCGGAACCCGATCGGGTTGCTCTGGAACCCGGTCCGGCCCAGCGACAGGGCGTCACGCGGGCTCCACACCACCCGGCCGCCGCCCTGCATCGCCACCACCCGCCCGGTCGCCGAGGCCTTCGTCTCGGGTACCGCCACGGGGTCCGGACCGGGGCCCGCCCCGCGCCGCAGAAAGTCGAACACCATCTGGGAAAGCTCCTGTTGCCTTGCGGCCGTGACCGCCGGGACCGCGGCCCGGCGGGCGCGGTCGGATTGGATCCGCCTCCGAGCTCCGCGCCCGCCGGGCGCTGAGTCGCGGTTAGAGCGACCGCACCTGCGGCCGCCGCCAGCCCTGCGCCGGCTCGATCATCAGATCGGTCAGCGCCCAGACCAGCGCGTCCACCCGGTCCGGGCTGCCCCGGCCGGCAAAGCCCTGCGGCGTCATCTGGCACATCTGGTCTTCCAGCATCGGCATGCCCCGCAGATGCGCGACCCGGCCCTGCTCGTAAAGCGCCGCCACCGGCTCCGCCCGCGCCGATTTCCCGCGCGCGGCATGCACCGCCCGGAACGGCACCAACGGGTCGATCTGCCGGATCACGCTCTCGACCAGGTTGCCGCCCTGATTGACCTCGGCCACCAGTCGGTCGCCGCCATGCCGGTGCAGGGCGGCGATCGCCGCCCGCGCCCAGGCATCGGGCGAGGCTCCGGTGACGGTCGCATCCTCCAGCACCACCGCGCGCCAGTCCTGCGGCGGCCCCTCCGTCACCGCGCCCGCCACGACGATGCCGCAGGCATCCGATGCCCTGTGCCCCGAGACCGGCGGGTCCACCGCGACCACGATCCGGCTCAGCGGCGGCGCCATCTCGAGCCGCGCCGCCTCCAGGCGCGCAAAGGTCCACAGCGCGCCCTCAACCTCCTCCACCAGCTCCCCGTCCAGCTCCTGCCGGCCAAGGCTGGTGCCGCCATAGCGCGTCCGCACCTCCTCGAGGAACGACGCCGCCAGATAGGCGCGGTTCGCCTCGGTCGGCGCATGGGTTACCACCGTCGAGGGGTTCTTCAGGATCGCCTTCAGCACGCCGACATTGCGCGGCGTCGTCGTCACCACCTGACGCGGATGCGTCCCCAGCCGCAGCGCGAACTGCAGCATGTCCCAGCTTTCCTCGGCGCGCTTCCACTTGCCGAGCTCGTCCGCCCAGGCGGCATCGAACTGCGGCCCGCGCAGCCCTTCCGGCTCATGCGCCGAAAACACCTGCGCCACCGCCCCGTTCGGCCACACGAGCCGCTTGCGCCCCGCCTCCCATTCCGGCCGGCGGTCCTTCGGCGAACAGGCGAGGATCCCGCTGTCGCCAAACACCATCACCTCGCGCACCTGCTCGATCGTCTCGCCGACCAGCGCCACCCGCTTCGAGCGCCCGGCGTCCAGCGGCTTTGCCCCCTCCACCTCGGCGCGCACCCATTCCGACCCGGCACGGGTCTTGCCCGCGCCGCGCCCGCCCATGATGACCCAGGTCTTCCAGGCGCCGTCGGGCGGCAGCTGGTGCGGCAGCGCCCAAAACTCGAACAGCCAGGGCAGCGCCATCAGCGCCCCGTCGCTCAAGCCCCCGAGGAAC